ACGGACGCTATCAGGATTAAGTACAGAATGTCAACCCGTGGTACCGAGGCTATCAAAGATATTACTGCCGAGATTATTAAGGATGAAACGACTGTCGGCTTCTTCAATATTTCACGAAATGGAGTAACCGGATTCTCGCTACATGAGGATCATGGGCTAACCTTTGGCGAAGTGAAACAAGTATTTCAGACAGCTATTGATGATTGTAGCGAGGTATTAAAATAAAGTATTAATATTTTAGATAAGAATGATATGGATTATTTCAAAAACTTACTTATTGGATTGGTTACCGGCATAGCTGCTTATCTCAATCCTATTTCTGGGGAGATCAAAAGTCTTATTGCTGTATTTGCCCTCAATTTCATTTGCGGGCTACTTACTGCACTCCTTATCAATCATGAGAGTTTTTCTTTTAAAAAGGCTTGGAGGTGTATCGTAGAAGCGACTATTTTCTTTGCCTTGGTTAGCTGCATCTACTTTATTGGTGAACACAAAGGAAATCCGGAAGGTGCGCTACAATGTGTTTCATTTATTACGTATAGCGTTTTCTATTTCTATGGGGTGAACATTCTAAGGAATATCAAAGAAATTCTACCCAACTCTAGCAATGGCCATAAGGTAGTAGCTTTCTTGCACTATGTATTAAGTGTTGAGTTTATAAAGAACATCCCTTACTTAACGAACTACTTACAAAAAGGAGACGCAAAATGAAAACTATTGATGCAATTATCATCCATTGTTCGGCCACGCGTGCCGGACAAGATTTACGAGCCAAAGATATTGACCGGATGCACCGGGCTCGGGGATTCAATCAAATCGGTTATAACTTCATTATTGACCTTGACGGAATGGTTGAGAATGGGCGACCGTTAAGCATTGACGGAGCGCATTGTAATACCAAAGGATTTTCAAAGTCTTCGTATAATAAGCATAGTGTTGGCATCTGTTATATCGGAGGCTTGGACGCATCTGGAAAACCTGCAGATACACGTACTCCAGCTCAAAGGACAGCACTACGCGAATTGGTCGCGAAGCTCTGTAAGGAATATCCTATAATTGAAGTACTCGGACACCGTGATACTTCGCCGGATCTGGACGGCAGTGGTGAAGTAGAGCCGGCAGAATATATCAAGGCTTGTCCCTGCTTCGATGTCAGGAGTAAATTTTCTAATTTTCTTCGTAATACAGTGATCCGACCATGAAAACGCTAATCTATATAACCATATTCCTGATGTCGGGAATATGGTTTACTTCCTGCAAGACTTCCCGGAATATGGAAACTCAAAAGCAAGTTGACTATTCCGGTGAATTGAGTCGTATTCAAAGTATAATTGAGTCATTGAGGACTGATGTAAGTAAGCAAACGAAAATTACTACTGACAAGTTGAGTGATCTGAAAATTGAGAATAAAACAGTTTACTTATCGCTTCCGGATTCAACCGGAAAACAATACCCGGTCAAAGAAAGTACTACCACCGCTTCCAAACAGGAGCAAGAACGGACCGAAGTCTATGAAACATTATCTATTACTTTGCAGCAATTTTCTAATCGATTGGATACGATAAGTAACAAAATGAATGCCTTAATGAATCAGAAAGAAAAAGTCATCGAATTATCTTGGTGGGACTTGCATAAAGATAAGGTTTACGTAGGTATCATAGTTTTAATAATAATTGTGTTGATAGTACATAAGGTAAGGAATAAGTAGTACCTTTGTCGTGGAATCCCATAATTCCAAATCCGCGACGGCGGAATTTTGCCCTGACTGAATAGTCGGGGCTTTTTTATTTGAATAACTTTCTCTACTTTTGCCTAAAATAAAAACTATATGGCAGAAGAAAATAAATACGACCACGATTCCGTGCAGGAGTTGCTAGCATGGGCGAAAGAAGCGCTTAGTAATAAATCATATCCTGATGGCAAATTTCAAATCAATAAAGCAACTACAGTACTAGACTGTGCTTCTTTTCTGTCATCAATGATACAAATGATATCAAGGAACTGGGAGAATCCTACATTCTATCCTACTATCGACCAGCTGCGGGAATTTAGGATGAAAATAACAGAGATGCATTAATTAATGCAATATATTTATAATACAACAAGATATGGGAGAAAGACAAACCTTATTAAAATCAATTACAGAGGATATATACAGTGGTTCATTGATAAAATCTCCAAAGTTATCAATCTTTGAGATTGAATATTCTGGGCTAATAAATGAGGTGGAAAGAGTTTATTCAGCATTAGGAGGAACTTCTGAACAAATCCCCATAAACTATGGTCCTTGGGATATTTCATTGAAAGATTTTTGTATTGAGCTTGACGAAGAAAGACATTTCAATCGATACCGACTTGAGACATTGGCTTCTTCTATCTACAATGATTTCCCTTTTTTTTCAGTTTCTAATTATAAAACATATTGTTTAACAAAGGAAGAACAATGTTTAAGAGCTGCAAGTTGGGGAAATAATTGGAAGACAAACTCTTCTGATAAAAATTTTGTTATTAGTGGAGATTATGGTGATTTATCAGAAAATGGCAGTTCTAGATGGAGGCAAAGGGCTTTTTATGATTTCATAAAAGATTTGAATTCAGTTATAAGAAAAGTTCCTGTATTACGTATTTCTATATATGATACTTATAATGGTAGTACAGTAAATGAGATGCTAATTAAAAAGGATGTTCGTAATTTGAAAGCGTTCTTGAAGGATTTAAGGAAAAATATTTAGATATAGGTGAGGTAGCTTATTCGGCTACCTCTTCAATTATAAATAGTCTTCTCCCAATCGTCTAACACGGTTACATCCCACCGCGGAAGATCCGGATTAATATAAGTTACTGACCTGCCATACACAGAGAAACTTTTTCCAATAAACTCGTCGATAGCTTCATCTTCCCCTTTTTGAAGACAGATATTCATAAAAACATGCATTTCATTCCAGTTTGTAGGCCCAATGAACAAAGATTCAATCAAGCGGCCTTTAACAGGTACACCGATAACTTGCTCTTTTATCCTATCAACTAAAGAAACTGCTTCTTCAAATGTCATACTTGTAATTTTAGAGCAAAGATATAAAAAATAGATGCCCTCTCCCCTATCATATAAAAGCTATTTCAATCTGTGGAATTTCAGTATTACAAATTTCAATTCTATTAAGAAAGATATTTTCGTAATTCTTCGATTGCCTGTGATGCACTTCGAACTACCACATACTTATTACGACATGATTCCGCTTGTTTTTGAAACTCTTTTTGATATTCTGATTGTTTCCCCACCTTCGTTTTAAACTCTATACAGAGAGAAGCAAAACCCTTTTTGGGAATAAGTACAATCACATCAGAAACACCAGGCTTTACTCCTTGACGCTTAAGGTTAGCAGCTTCACGTATATGACGGCTTCCACCGTTCGGAACGGCAAATATAAGTTTGTCAGGTATATTAGGGAAATATAGAGGAATAAGTTTAAAGAACTCTGTTTGTATTCGAGCTTCCTCGTTATTATGTACTTCTTTAGAGCGCGTAGGATTACGCTGATCTGCATAACAATTATAACACATAAAGTCGGTACCGGTTTTAATAACCGATACCGTTTCTTTTCCGCATAAAATGCACTTTTCTTTAGTCATTATTCAAATAAGCTAAATTGTATTGGTCTTCTACCTACTACTGCTATCGTTCTCTCATGAATTGGGCACTGCGAAGCATAGGGACATCTCCCTGACATAGCAGAAAGATGCGCTCCATGCCATTCATCCCAATCTGTTACATTATTAGCAGAGAGGAAAGTTATCAATTTCATGCAGCAGAAGCCACGTTCTTTCTCTTGACCTCCTGCAACTTCGAATAATCCATTACTCTGTGGACGTTTCATTCAATTCTATCTTGATTTGATTTATTTGTTATGTAATTGTAAAAGTCCTCTGAATGTAATACGCCTGTGTATCATATCTTGTCGTAAACGGTGTATTCTTTCATCTGAATAGTCTGCAAACATCTGATTTCTTTGTTTCTCCTGTAGTATGCAGTACAAGGAATCAGCTCTAATAAAATTATCTTTCCGCAGGTACTTTTCAGCACAATGAGGACACATACAATCAAGCGTGATATTCTCTTTGTTAAGTCGTGGATGAAGAATAGAATAAGCTTTTTCAATATCAATGCCTGATACTTTTTGTATTGCGTCATCAAAGAAAGCATCAAAGCCGGTCAGGCAATTCCCGTAGTAAAATGGACGTTCCAGAACTTTGTAAATGCCGGGTGATTTTCCTACCTCTTTAGAATTTGTCTTTGATATGAAAAAATAATCTGTCATTTCGTCAATCTCCCAAGATTCTTCGCAAATAGGGCATGTAGTCCGATATTCTTCATCATAGCACTCTTCACAGAGAACTTCTTTACGTTCAACTGATACATCGGGAAAATCATCGAGTTCAAATATGGACATTCCGCAATGGTCGCATTCGCAATCATGCTCTATAATAAGCTGTATCTGTGCATCGTCAAACCTATGCGGACTTGAATTGTATTCAGTCTTGGCATGATTCACTATTTTATCTTTTAATTTGCTCATATTTATTTTCCGTTTTAAGTTCTTCCAATACTTTCTTCGCTATTTCATAATGAGACAACTGCCAATCAGAACAGACGTCATCCGCTTCATCATTGTAATGATTGGCGTATACGTATGAATCCAAGTTTTCGCGAAAAGATTCACCGTCTAAACCTTCATCATCACAATCATCGTACATTCTTAATTTACGAGCTACTTCCTTACATTCTTGATGTGTGATGAAGTCATACTTAGTCCCATCATAGACATTTGTCTGACGAATATACTTTTGTCCTATATGTATCTTGCAGGCACAAAATTCACATATATGCTCTTTCTTGGCTGTTAGATAAGTTTCTCTTAGTGTTGTTAGCATATTCAATCTCCTTTCTTCTTAACGCAGAATTCAACAACATCTATACCTATAAAAATAGCCATGGCTATAGATAATATATCTACATTCGCATTAACGCAATCTTGGTTAATACTTTCTGATATTAATACTGCTCCTAATAATATTGCTGTTCTCATAGTTATTCAACTATTTTTTTTAATTCCGGTATCGGCATCCAGTGGGTAACTCCCAAAAGCCCAACAAGATGTTCTACTTCTGTATTGATTACAACTAAGAATCTTCTATCGGAAGTAACTACGATGACCTCATATAAAGATTGTCCATCATTTGTTTCCGGCAATCGTTCTTCTACACTTATCCACGGGGATTGCTTAGTTCCAGCCTCATAACCTTTTGCATACACTTTCCTTAGATAGCATTCAATCACATGAGGTTGATTTATCCGGTTAGCCAATAGGCTTATTATATCTTTTAGTATCATATATCACCTCCTTTTGGCAATAATGGTATTGGCATCCACAAATCATCATCAGATATATTACATGAATAATCATCACCATCCGAAGTGTCCCACACATGATAGTATTTGTTATAGACAAGAATTTCAGGTTCACAATGCCCGCTAATCTTTACTAATACAGGTTCGCTCTGCGCTGAAATATCTTCTTCGTCTACTGGTGGTAATTGGTCTTTGGCTCTTATCCACGGGGATTGCTTTGCGTGCCATTCTGCACCAGCTTCAAAGGACCTGACAGATACTTTTCTTGCCATTAATGTTATAGCTACGCACTCTTGTTTCTGATAGGCGCTTTCTGCTTCTTCCTTATATGTGCCTTTGCTCCAATGGGAGCAAGCTGCTTGTTTTACTAATGATTGTTCCATTATGATATTCCTTTCTACTTTTGTATTACGTTAATTCTATTTCTTCTACTCCATCAAGATGATGGTCTATTTGTAACCGGGTGAAGATGGCATGAACCCATGAGTGTTTTTGTAGTTCCTTTACTATTTCATCTTTAGTGACCTTTCCTTCCATGATGAATATCGACTTACATCCACCTCTGGAATCATGGGCACTGTAAGGGATACAAAGCATTGTAACTCCACGATAGTAGACATACCCGATGCCCTTACATTTTTTCATGTCGGAATATAAGTCATTATCTGAATCTATCTCATTTCCAATACGTATCTGGTCTTTTATTGGCATATTACCGCTAAGTATTGTGATATGGTGTCCCGGAGTACCCGTTGTGCCGAAATACATTACTATTTTGCTCATAATTATTTTTGATTTGAATTATATTAAAGCGCTGCCATTTTTAAATCCTTATTCTCCAAGATATTTGCAGCCAAAACAAACTTTTGTTCATTATTTAGGTACTCAAAGAATAATTTGTAAATATCTCTATGTGCATCTTCAACAAAGCACATCCATAACCTTTGCCCTTCATCGCTTCCGAATAAGTACACAAATACCTGGCAGTTACTATAATTGCCAAATTCCTTAAGAGAGTGGATATTCGAATAGAAGACACGGCAGTCTCCAATTAATGGTCTATTGTCGGAAATATCTTCAAATGATGTTGCTTCCTCTATATTCATTATTTTATTGTTATGGGATAATTAATTCGGGATTATCATAGATATTACCAATCACGATAGTATCATCCATTTTTGTAAGATCAGATTGCCCGAAATAGAATAAATTTCGACCATTAGATAGTTGAAAGCGGCAATTATCATATAGGATAATTGCAGTATATTCTTCTGGTTCAAAACCAAATGTAACAGTGTGAAGAATATCCCCTTCATAGATCTCCATCCCTTTCTTGTCTAATAACCCGGTGAATTGTCCTGTTGTATTCAGAATAACTTCATACCGAATCATGTTCCATACGGCAGCTTTGTCCGGGCATATATATGCCTTGCCGTTTAGCAGAAGCAAACTGCCATACAACCATTCATGAATCCCAAACCTAGATTTTCCTCTAAATTTAATTGTTCTCATTATATTCTTTTTTGATTGTTGTTATACGTTTATTTTTGCACGGGAAACACTCCCCAATTTTCCGCCTTCTTCCATCCATGTTTTATAGCATTTATCACAAAGAGAGTTGCCATATCCTGAAACATAGCGTTCGCTCCCTTTGGGTATTGATTCAGCGCATATAAAACATTTTGTATCTTTTCGGGCTACTTTCTTTGAGAAAGCATCTTCGCCTTGTCTTTTTGCATGATAAGCCATATTTATTCCTTTCTATTTAATCATACTTCTTTATTATCGTCTTCTTTTCTTTCCCGCCCGTAAATCGCCCGGACTATTTCAGCAGCGTAATGTCCTATAATCGCTGATATAGGTACCATTAAAAACCATGCAAAGTCACTCATATCTATACTGTTATTAATCAATTATTTCAAATGTCACTTTCACTTTTTTACAGCGAAAACCTTTCTTATACATCTGTTTCCATGTCAAATTAGTTCCGTCCAGCCAGTACCTGACGCAATCTCTTCGGTAATATTTTTGAGTATTCATCACAAGTGTACCATTTGGGTAGGTTATCATGTACATTATATCTTCACGCATATCGACTCCTTTTTATTCTTGTTATACTCTATTTATCTCATCATTAATTCGGAACATACTGTCACTTATAAAGTCGTATATCTTGTACATTAGTTCCGGCTCTTGCTCCTTTGGAGAATAAACCATAACCCTTTTACCAGCACCTTTCATCCATCCGGCTTCTGTATTAGCTGACCGCCCACAAGGAAGAACCATAACACAGACATCCGCCCACTTCATTGCATTAAAATCTAAATCAAATCCTTTTTGCGCAATCGGGTGATTGAGTGCCTCTTGATATTGCTGAGTACTCCAATTCTTCCAATTAGGGTCAATACTCGACCACGAAAAGCCATAACTCATGTCACCATTGGGAT